ATATTAGTTGAACCGATACACATCCTTGTACTTCTCTGGATCTGCTCGCAAACGACGTAGCTTGTCCTTCTCTTTATCGTGTGGATCCCCTGGGCGTGCTACAAAGAGCGCCTTGACACGCTTGTTCGTATCGCTTTGGTTTTCGCTAAGGTATGAGATAGTCACGAAAATCCGAGAAGCATCGGGTGGGCACTCTGCAGATACTGGATTTCCGTGCCAGGCATAATCATTGCACGTAAAGATAACAGCCCGATTAAAGTTGGGCGCAATGGATTCTACCTTCTCATAGATACGAGGAAACTCTGTTCCTACGCTGTCTCCTCGCCACGCTTCAAGTTGGCAGCCATACTCTTCCTTCCAGTTCTTACTTAGATACAGACCAAGCGTTAGCTGTTTCTTCTGATGCGTGGTTGGATGGAGCCCAGCATCCACATGAATATCCAACTTGTCTCCGGTCTTGTACTTATGAACGCCCCAGAAGTTGCGCGTTGGATCGCAAACTAGACGATGCCCAGATACCTCCGACAGATGCTTCACAAACTCTGGCGACTCAAATCGTTCAAACAGCTGATTCAGGAGAGGAGGGAAAGCATACTTATCGCGCAGAGTGTATTTCTGTTCAAAGGGATTGTCGTAACGATCCCACGCGCTGTCTGGAATGTTCAGGATCTCTTCCTGAATATCCGAGGCGTTCTCAATAAAGTTGTCCTGATATACATACGGAAACGGCTGAGTGCTTGCATACGTGTCCGTAGATACGTTAAATTTCATTATCTATACGATTCAACAACTCTTAAAGTAGTTGGAAATATGATCGGCAATAAGCGTACTTGTCTTACCATTTCCAAGCCATTCCGTGCTCATGACGCGCTCTCCCTTTTTGATGGAATCCAGCCAGGCAAATACCTCTGCGTGATTCTCATTCTCAAGGTCTAGACGAACACTGCAGTTGTGAGCATAGCTCTGCGGACGTTCCGTAAAATCGCGAGGAACCACCACCGGCGTCCCAACTAGAGCAGGTTCCTCCTGCCCTGTTCCGCTATCACTGATAATGAATGGGCAGTTGTATATTGTTCGGATGTAGTCCTTGTAGGACAATAGGGGTACAAGTTCAACACGTCCGAGATCAATCCTAAACGTATCCAGAGCATCCTTGAGCCGCTTAAAGTAAAGCAGGCGTACTGGAAGACCGAAGGCGTCAATGCATCGGTTCGCAAACCGAATCGCGGTTCGGAGCCTGCTTTCAAATTTGAAGTTCTCCGGGCGATGAATATCCATCAAGATAGACGAGTTGGTCTTTGGCAGCGCATAGATCTCATTACGAATCTCCTGCATCGGCTCGACAATCGTGTTTCCAACGACAAAGACATTCTTAGTAATGTTCTCGAGAGCTAGTTGCTGGGCGTAATCAGGATGATAGACAAACAGAATATCGCTGCAGTGATCGCATACTGTCCGATTGATTTCTTCCAACATACGGCGATCATAGGAGCGCATACCAGCTTCAATATGCCCGATACGATATCCCTCCTTCTTCAGAGGGAATGATACACCTGCAGAGTTTGAATCGCCCAAGAAGAGGATGAGGTCGGGTTGAATATTGTTCTCCTTGAACACGCGTGGGATGGCGGTTGTCAGGTAGCTTAGCTGGTCAAAATGGGTGGCTGATTCCCGTCCAGTGTTCAGGATAAAATCCGGCTTCCGAATCCCGAGTTCCTGAAAGAAGACGTCGGACAGAGATGCATCGTAATGCTGACCAGTATGGATAAGAACGTGATTGAACACCTTGTCTAGCTGTCGGAAGGTGTGCGCCATCCGAATAAAATCGGGACGAATCCCGGTAATCGTTACCACAGTCCGCATTACTACTCAATACTACTCCAACCTTTAACTTCATATCTGTATGAGGTCCTTATACTGCCCGGTTGTCTCATAGTGTTTCTTCTTCTCTTCAAACACCAGGTCATTCAGGGGGAGCTTAGCCCCCCAACCCAACTCAGAGGGTGTATGGTACAGATGAATGCCTCCGCACTTCACATCTGTATGCGACAACGAGGTACTCTGTATTCCCAGCGAATCTATTCGCAGGACAAAATCGTTGTCGTCATAGGCATTTCCAATCGTATAGTCGTAACTAAATCCACCAATCTTGTTAAACGTATCACGAGTCGTTGCTGTCAAAAAATGGTAACGGGAGTTCCGATGTATCACCGACTGGTACCAGATTTCACCAACAAATACCCGTTTGTCTGAAAATATGTCTGTCCCGATATTTGACTTTGAATAGACCATATCGTTATACCGAAGACCTTCAGTGCTTTTTACATCAAATACCGCGTACGTATTATCATTCACACTTGTATGGACATAGTCTATCACGTTGCCTACATGACACACTTCAGCATTCTGGATAATCACCTTGCCCCCTTCAATAAACTGGAACCCAATATTGTAATTAACGCACGGATTTCCCCATATCTTTTTATCATGCAAAATTTGGATAAAATCAATCGTGAATGGATATCCATTGAGCGTGTCTATACTTATAGGATCCGACGTTGAGTCATCAACCAAAATAACCTGGACATTCTTGTACCTATCCCGCGATATCGTGTGCAGCGTATAATATGTCTGCTTCGAACGATTGGACGATGTCATTACAATGGACACCGTTTCACCCGTCAGAGGTTGTTTTTGAATTCTGGAATGCTGGTAAAATAGACCCGTTTTAAGATTACGTTTAATATACGCAATCTTCTGACGGCTAGACAGTAGAGTTTCTATTTCAAGTCGCGTAGTGCTTCCTGTCCAATTATTTAGTGGCTGTGGAGGAATCGGGGTTGTTATGGTATCGACTGCCATTCTTACTGAGCCACTTGTAAATCGTCCAGTCTTGGGAGACCAACTCATTATACATCTAAAAGCATAAACTTCCGTAAATCGCTCACCTGCGCACTTATCTCAGGGATAACGAAGATCGCGGGATATACAGAGCTCAACGTTTTATCGCATAGGGTTGGTCCTGTCGTCTCATCAATGGTTGTCGTTACTCCGAATACCCTAGCAACCATACATGCAATGTCATACTTACTTGCCGGAGTAGGAGACGCAACATGTCGTACTCCAGACCAGAAGAGATTCTCTGTTATGATTTTTTCGATGACTTTGCAGTACTCAAGACACGTGATGCCATTCCACATGTGGTTTGTCCAACCTTGAATAGTTCCAGAGCTGTTCTTGACAAACTCAAGGAAGGATTTTTTGTTTGATAGCTCTTCTCCAATAATAGATGTTCGGATAACAGTACAGCCTGGTTCTCCGAGAGACTTGCTGAGCCCGTAGTGTCCGCTTTCGTCGTGAGCATCCGCCTCAGTGTACATTCCACGTGTTCCGCTGAATACACAATCCGTCGTAGGCTGTATCATACGGCAGCGGTACTTTTCACAGACAGACCAGAGAAGGTGAGGAAACACCCCATTTACAATGTAATAATTCAGGGGGGTCTGATTCCTCTGGGGGATCGCGCCAATACAATTGATAACACACGTAGATTCGTTAATCCCATGGGCTAAGAGAACTGCTTCGATATCCGCACTTGTTGTGTCTTTCGTTACACGGAATCCACGGACTACTCGAATGTTCTTGAAGTAAGAATACACATACCGACCAAGCATCCCAGTATGTCCAAAAAGAATAATATTTGTAATCATATGTGATCAACCCCCGCAGGGGGTAAATACTTTATACCCTTTTAAATCTGTTCATCATATAGTCTCGATCATTGTTGTTTGGTTGAACATTTTTACCGACTACAGCCCTCCTAAAAAAATAACTTCGGCCACAGATGAAACGGTCTACAACAGTGTTTTTAATTTTATTTTTTAGATGTATTTCTCCTGACCAGATATCTCCGATATTAAAGTACGTATCATCATAAATATTTGAAAGGTAGTCTAGCTTTGCAGCCCAACACCCATCGTCAAATGCCCATTTTCCTGATAGCACGAAATCTCTTGACGTGGAAGGATATATCTTTAGTGTATCTGTAGTATACACAGCAGGCATGGATTGAACGTGTGTAATCTCAAGTGGGGTCATTTCCATATTTAACATATTGTAGTCTCCAGTCTTGATAAAATTAACTAACTCTGTGTTCTCTTCGGGTTGAGAATATGAATCATCCTGCATAAATATAACCCGATCATACTTTTCAGCTCTGCATTTTTGGAGTGTTCGCTTAAATGTTTCGGTGTACGATATATCATTATACCGAACAATCTCAAGATTCTTGATCTCTTTAAAAAATTTAAAGTTCAAGATAGTGTTCACGTAGTCGTCTGAACAATTGTGAAATGAATAAATATTCTTATCAAATGAATTACGAAAGTGTATCTGATTATCATCGCAATTATGAAATCTAAAAAGAATGTGCCTGTTATCTGAATATGTTTGACTAATCACGCAAATTTTTCTATTCATCCTTGTTCTATAGTAACAGTATGTCTATCTAAACCACTCAATAGATCTCGTTTATACGATACTTATTGAGCCCTGTTTCCAGGACCGTTATTTATTTATTTTTAGTTAACATCACTACTACACACCACCGCCGTATAGCTGTTTAGTTGGAGTACGCGAGGCCGCCCATGCCGGACATGACGCGGAGCACGTTGTAGTTCACCGCGTAGATGCGCACCTTCGCCGTGCGCTGGTCGCGGACGGTGTTCACCGACAGCGTCAGGTTGATCGTCGCCTTGTCGATGCGCGAGAAGTTGCACGTGCCGCTGGGCTGGTGCTCCTCCGGCTTCAGGGCAAACGAATACACGTTGATGCCCACCGACGGCGTGCGCGAGTGGTGCTGCCAGGGCTGCACCTTGTCGAAGTAGCGGCCCTCGCGCTCGTCGAAGCGGTCCTGGCCGTTGAGCTGCACCTTGGCGACCTCCACCGGGTTCTTGCCCTCGCAGCGGATACCAGAGTCCAGGATGACCTTGGAGAGCAGGTAGTTGACACCCGACTCGAACTCGGCCGCACCAGCCACGTCCACGCTATCGGCTCCCTGTAAAGTAACGTCCTGCGCAAAATTGCCACCCAGAAGCTCGCCCGATCCAGTGGTGGTGCCGGTGGTGGCGGCGGAGCCGTTGGCCTGAGACAGGAGAGCGGAGATGATACCGTCCGTCGAGAAGTCGTCGGAGTAGTTGAAGGGCTGGGCGCCACCAACCGACGCGAGCCAGGTGGAGGTTG